TTGGTCATGTGCACCATCATCGCACTTCCACCCTATTGAAACAATAACTTTAACTCGGGTGCCATGGATGCGCGATTCTTGTATTTTTCATACAGTTCTCCGAAAACATCGTCATAATCAGTCATATTTTCATTAATTTGTTCACTCCATCCATCTAACTTAATGTCAAATGGATCAAAGCGGTTATTTAAAAATTCAATGCCGTTGATACACGCCATAAGCATGTTTCCTTGAAACTTCACCGAGTTTTGTTTGGTTTTTTCCTCCATTATCATTTCATATTCCCCCTGCATTTCAGCTAGAGGAGATTCCATACTATATTTTTTTGTCAAAGTAACACCTTTTTGCTCTAAAGCTTCTAACTTTCGCAAATATTTAAACTTCTCTCTTAACAGTTCTTCTTTGCTTATTTGCGGTTGTGTTGACACAGGCTTGTCGGGATTAATTGGAACATTGTTGAATTTTGCGTAACCATCCCAGGTTTTTGTTTCAGACCCGCTTTCAGCTGTAGCTTGTCCTAAATTTTGCACAGAATCATTAAACCGCACACTGGATGGTTTTTCGTCGTAATTTAATGATATAGACTTATTAAACATGTCAGACCTTCCTTCAAATAAATTTGGACCCATGTCAGAATCATCAACTAAATCATTCAATTCGTTTTCTAAGTTGTTCAGGTCATCTATATGTATGTCGCTTGATGGGCGACCACCCGAAGATTTTTTGTCGTTCATTAAAAGTTCTATTCCAGATCCAAAGTTAGAAGAAGATCTGCCTGACGATTCTCCTAAATTAATTGAACCTATATCAATGATTTCATTGTCCATTATGATTAAGTAAGAACATATAATTTTAAGTATTACGAATTAGAAATATATTTTGATCTTTTCAAATGCGCAAAAAATATGATAAAATTATAGTTTGTTTTTAATGAACCAAATTCCTTGCAAAAAAGAATCTGCCAAATCATCCTTTTTTTTATGACTTTTAAAAAAATCTTCCCATGAATTATAATTTGGGCCATTAACAACGGTTTCTAAACATTTTTTAACTCCAAGTTTTTTTCTCTCGCTATAGCTACCTTTTTCTTCGGAGTCAAGTTCTTTCAATTTATTAGATGACGAGACAAAATCAATTGATACGTTATCATTTCGCATAATAAAGTATTGTGCTATCATTCCTTGAATAGTTTTCATGCGATTCGCAATTGGACTAATTTGGTTTTCAATAACAACGTGGGTCAAAGACATTAAATGTTCGCTTAATAATTTATCTAATTTAATTTTAATAATTCTTCCAATCGTTATTAGATCCACCTTGGATGCATTTGTGGCATCAATTGGATCAAAACATTTTTCAAATATGTAATTGTTAATTAACGCAACTAAATCGGTTTTTTTAATAGGATCTTCATATTTTATATTGTATTTTTCAGCTAACTCATATAAGTTTTTTATTTTTTGTTTATTTAAAAATGACGGTTTTAAATCAGGCGTTGGCACTTGAAACGGTTGTTTTTTACAATGTTTTAAACAATAGTGTTTTCCATTTTTTGTAAATTTAGCAGGATTTCCACAATCTTTAAATTTTTCAATTTCGCAACATTTTATTTCCAATTCAGCTCCAATGTTAACAACGTCCCATTTTTCAATTTTGTAATCATTGTCATTACATGGTTTTGAAAATAAACAAAATGCTAAATTTTTAATTCCAACATCAATACTTAAAACTTTCATTGTTTATTATAATAAGATTAGTTTAAATCATAAACTAATTATCTCCATAAATTAAAATGGACAAAAAATCAAAACAGATTGTCGTGTTAAAAGGCGCCGCGGGGTTCTGCGACAGACTTCAAGTTTTGTCTTATTGTGTACAATATTGTTTAAAAAATGATGCAATGTTGTGCGTGGACTGGAGAGATAACTTCTGGGGGCAGGGAAAATTAGATTTTTCAGATTATTTTGATTTAATAGACATTGAAACAATTTCATTAAACGACGTTTTAAATAAGATTAACAACGAGACTAAAATTTATCCGGCTGCATGGAATTATGATGAAATTAAATCGGTTCCAAATAATACACACGATTTTAATAGGTTTGTGTTGAAGTTTGATAAAGAGTTGGAAAAAATTGATGCGGATGTATTAGTTAATAATGGACACGGAGACAGAACCTGGTTTTTTGAAAACATTGTTCACAATATTAAATTTAAGCCCGACATAACCGAAATTATTGTAAATCGCATAAAAAACATTAAGTTGCCTTACACGGTAGTTCACTTAAGAGGAACGGATAGATTAAACAACGTTTCAATAACCGAATCAATTAAACCTGGAATAGAAAACTTTGAAAAATTGGCTCCATACAACAAATCTAGTGTTTACTTAATAAGTGATATGAAAGGTCTTGTTGACGCTTGGAGAGAAAAATATCCTGATTCTATGTTAGTATTAGATGATTATGCTTCTTTTAAAATTGATAACGTGGAAAACAAAGGAACTCACATGTTAGAAAAACGCGTTCTAAATTTTTACAAAGTTACAAAACACGAATTAAATCTAGACACATTAACAGACTTTGTAATAATGGCATTTTCAGATTGCAGCGTTGGAAATAATAAAGACAGTTATTTTACATTAATGGCAAAAAAACTTAGCACTTATGGTGTAAATGGAATTTCAAAATGGTTAAACGGATATATTCCAGACGAAACGTAATGTTTTAGCTAAGACTTCATTATTCATTTTCTAACTTTTCTCGTTTTATTTTTTTTTATTTTTTCCACCAAAAACAACACGCGTTGCTCTATATATTATGCATAAAATAATATATAAAACATTGATATGGAGTTCATTATTCTTTATTGCCAAGTGAAACCGTAATAGAAGGAGCTATCATTCTAGCTTGCAATTGTTCACGCGATAAATAAGGCGTTTTTAAGTTGCTGTTGCAATAACCAAACCCGGGTTTGCTTGTGTCAAATGTAGATTTAAACGTATAAGGAACATTGGAAGACGGCGTTGAGTTTGTTTGATAACTTGATGGAAGTCCCATTTCATTACACGCTTCATAACTGTTCATTTTCATAATTTCAGATGCATTGTTTGTTAAATATTGTCTATATTGCCAACTGGTAGTTATATTTTCTTGTTGTCTAATACGATTATTAACAACTGCTTCAGGTTGCCACGAAGCAAAATTTCTACCATCCGCCATTATTGGTGGAAAATCAAAGTGAATATTATTAGAACCACTGTAACAGGTTGCCCAAGACATGATATAATATGATCAGAAAAAATTATAGCGGTATTATTCTGAACCTAACAATTTAAGTATCGCATTTTTGGTAGCTTTTGAATTTTCTTGAAGCAATCCTTTTGAAACTGCGACGCTTTTAAGCTTATTTAATGACATTTTCTTATAATCTATTGAATTATCAATTTCAGAAGACTCTGCTAAATTGGAAATGTCAATACTCTTTATAAAGTCTAAATTTTCTTTTTGAATGTTTATTTCTGCTTTTCCAACCATTGCTTCCTCTTCGTTTTCATCATCGTTTTCACTTTCATTATCACTGCTGACGTCATTATCACCATCATCATTATTTAATTCTTCTGAATCATCTAGATCCTCGCTCCCCGAATTATCATTTTCATTTTTGTTTAACACTTCAGCAAAATTAATTACTTTTACAGTGTCAGAATCATTCGCAAGTTGAATAAAATTTATTGAATCTGCATTTACCATTTCTAATTCTTCATACAAAGATTCTGATTCTGACTCTGAATCATCCTCGTCGCTAGATTCGTTTTCTTCTAAGTCACTTTCTTCAGAATCACTGTCATTTTCGTCGTCAGAAACTGGGATTAGCTTCAATTGTTCGCTTTCTAAATTATTTCCAGAACCGGTTTGCGAAACCACTGGTTCTTGATAAGACAACTGTTGCAGTCTACTTCTAATAAAATTCATTTCTTCAGCCATTGTTGTTACTAAACCAAACATGGATGAAATTTTGTGATTTTGTTCTTGAAATTTATACATAAAATATACACCAACAAGACCTACAATTACGAGGGTAATTCCTAAAGATACCAAAAATGGGACAGTTAATATATCAGACAAAGCCATTATTAAGAAATCATTATATATTTATATTTACTTGTGAACGAATAAGAAGAATCACATCTAATCTAAGCAGATTTTAACGTGTTTTCTATTATTTCTATTGGATAGTTCATATCAGTCAACACTTTTATTCCCCCGCGAACAGTTGATATTCCCTTTTCTAAAAAATACGTATAATTAAAATCATTTTCTGTTTTTATAACCTTCATATGAAGGTTTTCTATTTGGTCGTTGTTGTTTAATTTTTCACAGAGTTCT